TTAATTCTCTATTCTAATTTTTCCATCAATTACGATTTTTGAAATTCCACCAAGTTTCAAACCATCTTCTCGCTTAATATAAACTCTGCCATTTCGGTTTATACATTCTCCTTGTGAATTGGAATACTCTTTATTTTCTACCAAACCATATAGTTCATTCAGTGCTGCAACACACCCATTACCACTTCCACATACAGGATCTTTATTTACGCCTTCGTTAGGTGCAAATGATCGAACTTCAAAAGTGGTATCTTTGACATCTTCGTTTTCACCAAAAATTGTTACACCAGTCGTTCCCTCGTATATATAATCTTTCATCTGTTCAAAATTAGGTTCAATTCTTTTAACAATACTAGAATTTTTTATATGTAAAGTTAGCCATTCAGCTCCAATGTTAACTTTTTTAGAGTGAATTACATCTTCACCATTTATACCTAAGCTTTCAATTATTCCCTCTAATTGCTTTAGTTCTATATCACTAATTTTTGGTTCAGGTAAGCTAAAGTAAGTTTTATCTTCCGTGTAACCTATCTTTACTAAACCAACTCCACATTCTGGTACAAGATTTACTGAAATACAGAAAATGAAACGTGATCATTTTAATTTGCCAAATAATCAAGTTCATATCCCTGGTACTAATACACAAACATCAGACAGACTAATTAGTATGGATCATAAAACTTTAAGTCGTGTTAAAAATTTTATTAATAGTCGTCCACATGATATTAATGGATATGTATTTTCTGAACATGGTACATCGATAACTAATAACGCAGTTAATAAAGCATTAAAGCGAGCGTGTAAGCAATTAAACATTAAAGAGATAACGGCACACTCACTACGTCACAGTTTTTGTTCAGTTTTTTTAAAGGGTGTTCAATACATTATATTTCTAAACGACTAGGACACAATAATATTAATGTTATCCTATCCATAAACTCACATTTATTAGAGGAAACATACCAATGTGATGATGAACAAGCCATTTACATATACAAAAAAAATCCCGTCATATCTACGTTACAAGTAACGAGATACAACGGGATATTGGTATTTTACGTCCTGGGAGGGATTCCTTAAATCCTATAACACCAGTGTTTTTAATAGTTTGTTGGCGTGTCGTTGGCGTAGATTAATTTTGATACAAATTTTTAAACTCTTTACAAAACAGAACATTTGTTCGTATAATAGAACTACTAATTATACGTGAGGTGTTTAAATTGAAAATCATTAACCCTGGTATGCCAGAACCATACAAATATGAAACAGATTACCGTAAGATACCTAAAGAATATTTAAAGTAATAAATTGAAATAATTACTCTAAAAATGTATTATTATATTGTGTATTTATTAAATTTCTGTATTAAAAAAGGAGATTAATTATGATTAGAGATTTATCAATTCATGATGCTAAAAATTTAAGTTTTTTAAACAAAGAACAGTTGGGATACACCCTTTCTATTGCTGAAACTAAAAAAAATTTATCTAAACTTTTAAAAGATAGTGATCATCATTATTTTATAGGTTACGAAGATAAGGAAACTCATGAAATTTTAGGTTATATTCATGCAGAAGTTTACGAATCTATTTATTCTGAGCCGATGTTTAATATTTTAGCTTTAGCTGTGTCAAAAAAACACAATAGGCAAGGGATAGGAAAAAAGTTAATATGTTGTTTAGAAAAAGAGGCATTGAAAAGGAATTATCAAGGAATACGTTTGAATTCCAGTAGTAAAAGAATCGGTGCTCATGCATTTTATGAAGCAAATAATTTTATTAACGATAAAGATCAAAAGAGATTTATTAAACTATTTAAAAGTAATATTTAAAAATAAAACTATATTGTTGTACTTTTGCAATAAGTAAATATTAATAAATTTTAATTTACGGACTACTATTAAGCCTTTTATTTTAAAACAAAAAGCCTAGATAAAGAAATAGATGAGATAGTAGAAGAGTTAAAAATAACCCACCAATTACGGTGAGTTTAACTTTTTAAATATGGATTGTATTATTGAGATAAAGTAATAATCATACTAATCTAATCGATATATTGTATAATGAATTATCACATTAAGGAGAAAACATCATGAAAATTAGCAAACCACTTAAAGAAACAGGTTGGACAGAAGAAGAGATTCATAAAAGATTAGATGCTATTATTGAAGAAGAAATTGTTGATGTAGATGAGATTGAAGATATAGACGAGATAATAGAAGAGTAAAAAAGCCCACCAATTAAGGTGGGTATTTTTATGCAATTTTAAGAGTTTCATTTAAGTCATCAATAAAATTCTCTGAGAAAGCGAAGATTTTGATATTAGATAAAGATTTCATCCATGACTTTCTTCGTTCTATTTTTTGAATTTTTACTTCTTTATATTTATTTTGACTATAAATTGATTCCCCATATAATGCTACTTGAGCTTGATGATCATGTATCATAGCAAATAACATAACAATGGCAATTGGGTAATTTATCGTACCCATTTTTAATGCTGAAACGAATTTTTTCTTATCTTTTCTAAAATTATTTCTACAAGCATTAAGTGAAATGAAAATTATTAGAAAAGGTAATGCAAGTGCTACCTTAAATGAAACTCTTTCACCAAAATCTTCACTTTTTGATAAAGTTATTATTACAAGTGAGACATAAAATGATATTAAAATAATGAACAAACTTATAAGTACAGTATTTAGTATAATCATTTTTTTCTACCTCCTTGATTTGGCTTTGAACTTTTTTCTTTTATAAAATCACGATGATTTTTTTTATGAGCCTCTTTCATCTCATCTTCAAAATTATTCATTTCGTTTTTATTCTCAATAGATTTTTCTTTAACTACTGATAAAGCTAAAGGTATTTTATTATCGACTCTTGTATAAAAGTAAGAACAAAGTGAGTAAAGAATAGATAAACCTATACTTATATATATTATATTATAAATTAACCACTTTGAGTAATGGTAAGCATCGTCAGAATTATAAATAGACCATATTAATACAATAAATAATATAAAAGTTAACACCATATAAGCAATCCTATACATATATAGAAAAAACTTTTCTATCTTATTTACATTAGATTTTTCTAAACTTTCAATAAAAAATGGTGTAACAAATATGATGGTAGATAGTATTATTATATCAAATTCTTTTGTGTAAAGTGTTGCAAAAACAGTAAACACTGACGATATAATTGTATACAAAAGTTTATATCTAGCAATGTCAATTAATTTCTTTTTTAATAAAGCTATTTCTATACTATTTACATTTGATTCGTTGTATTGTTCTTTTTCCATATGTTGCTCCTCTAGTACACAATTAAATATATAATACACCAAAATTTAATTTAGTAAAAGATAGAACATGAATACGAACACATACCCACCTATTCATTTAGGTGGGCTATTTAATGATTTCAGAAGTATATTGTTAATGATACGTAATCTTTCATTTATTTCGCTTGTTTCAAACACATCAAGGTCATAATATTCTTTAGCTTGAATTAATTCTTCTTTCTCAAGAATAATACTTTCAAGTTCTAGCCTATTAGGCAACTTGTAAATTTGAGCATAATTCGACAATGATTTAATATCAGAACCACTTAATTCATCTAATGAGATTAAACCTAATTTTAAGTCATTTAAGATATGTTTATCTATTCCAGTAAATAAAGAGATATGTTCTATTGAAATACTACTATTTAGTAAATCATTTATTTTTGTATTCATAATTTACCTTTCTTTAATCTATAGCTTAGTATTTAATAACATTTTGTTTAATAACATTAATTGTTCAGGTATTGTATTTCTAGAAACATCTGGATGTGCTTTTATATGTTCGTCAACTTTATTGATTTTTATAATATTATCCCCTTCAATTTTAGTGATATGAGAAAAATTGAAAGCAACGTTTTCAGAACCTATTATATATTTTTCCCTTTTTGAACCCGTCTTTAGATGTTCGTTAATATTGTCACTTATATCTTCTTTTCTTAAATCTTTAAGAAAATGTTCATCTTTCACATTATATTCACCTAAACTTATAATTGGATCAACTGCTAAACATTTTAAATCTAATTTTGAACCATAATATAATGAACCAGTACCACCTTTAGAAGCACCATATAATACAATATCTTCTTCATCAATATTAAGTTCTTCTTTAACTCTCATAATGGCATTCGTAATATCTGTTTCGAAAGTATCATTGTTCACTGAATTAATGTAATGTGAGCCATGTGATACATTTAAATCCATTATTCTCATAGTATACACATTTTTTACTAAACTTCTCTCAATACCATCAAAGAACTTAGGAAACATTCTGTTAGCCATTAAATAATTGTCATATACTTCAACGTTAGGCATACAAGGGAATATAACAATCAATTTTTTGTCTGTAGAACTTTTATTTTCTTTACGCTCTAAAGGTTTGTCTAGAGTATAAAATACATCTCCTTCTTGATGTAAATCATCCCTCTTCCACAATTCATTAATAAATTTACGTTTATATAGCTTTGATATACCATCTTTATGAAAGTATAAAATATAGTCATTCTTGAGCAATTCTTTATACAAATTATATATTTTTTCGTTTCTTCTAGACATTTCAATGATATTTTTTTCTGAGTTTAAAATTACTTCAACAGTTTTAGTATGTAATAGTTCTATGTCATCATCAATATGAACTCGTTGTACACTTCTTGCAAGGTTCTCTACCGAACTGTTTTGATTTTTGTATGTAATATCAACTAATTTATTTAAAAATTTATTATAAAATTTATTCTCGTAATGTAAATAATATGGTCCCCATACATGATTCTTATCCAACTTAAAGTTAGTGTTCGTCATATCTAGTACTTCGACATCGAAATTATCGACAATATAATCGTCTAATTTATCCCATATCTTATTCATAGATTCGAAATTTTGTAAAGGAATGTTTTGTTTAATTCTTAATTCAGTTAAAGTAGTATCATCTGTGAATGTATCTGTAAATCTCCCTTTAACTAAAACCACTTTACAACCCGGAACTTCATTATTTATAAATTCAAAAAATTTATGTATAGCGGAACTCCAAATTTCAAAATACTGGTCGAAATCATCATTTATATTTAATACATCAGTATTATCTAAATTATCTATACCTTTAAAATTAGGATTGTTTGTTATATAGTTATTATCTTTAATTTTCAATAACCCGAATTTTACATCTGGGTCTAAATCCATTAACAAATATTGAGGTCTTTCTTTTTTAAGAGTTTCCAAGAATCCTTTGTCGAATTCTCTTAATAATAAATTTTGAACGTAATTAGTCTTATTAATAAATGATTCTGTAACTTTCAAGTCGAGTTTCTCAGACATCAAACTCGGAATAGCTGTTTGATTTTGATGGGCGATTACATCAAAAAACAACTTATAATATGGGTTAAATTTAGAGTTAAAATTATCTCGTGTAATACATGATCCAATTGTAGCAACTTTGATAGTCATTATATACTTCCTTTGTTCACTTTTATTTTATTATAGTATAAATTAACTAAATAATTTAAACAACAAAAAATTATGAATAGTATACAATTCTTTATAAAAAAACAACCCTACCTAGTTTCCGCTAGATAGGGCTTTAAAAAGTATGATTTTAGTAAAGGGTATGAAATTATTATCAACAATTTCATGAATACATTTTATCATAAATGTCTAATTTATAGTACCCCATAAAGGACCTACTGATTGTTTAAACTCAGAAAGAGATTTTCTGTAATCTTTTCTTTATTGCCTTCTTTAATTCTTGAGTATAAAATTCAAACGCACTGAATATATTATAATATTCATCACGTACTCTTATATAATCAATACTGTCTTTATCAGTTAATTCACTAAGTTCACGTGGCTTTTCATTAATTATGGTATCAATACAATTTAGATATATATCTAAAGACACTTTTTTATTTTTGAATCTCCTTATATTATCCGAATAATTTATTGTTATAAAAATATCAGAAGAATAATCTTGATTTATGAAATTTTGGGTATTTAACAGTTCTCTTTGGTGCTCTGCCCAATCAATAGGTTGAATGATTTCATTGTTTTCTTGTTTGTTATTCAAAAATTCAATTTGCCATTCCTGAATTTCTTTCATATATTTTATTTGTTCACTTAAAAGTTTGTACGCTTTTCCTAAATTTTCAAATTCTGCTCTATTTTTGTACTTTTTATTATTAATATAATTGATATAAATTTGACCTATTGAGGTTATTAACGATCCTATAATTACACCTACTATTCCACTTAACAGAATCTCTTCGTTCATTTTTTTTACCTCTCTTGTTTTTGTTGTATTATAACATCATTTCCATTTAATTGTACCTTTATACTTCTCATTCTTAATTTTCTCGTTCTTATCTTTAATTTTACATACTGCTACATAAAAATACTTTTTATTAGCACCATTTGGATATTGGAACTTAGCCCACCAATAACCGTCTTTTTTAGTTACCGAAACAAAATCAACCCACTGACCATTCTTAATCCAATCAGATTTGGGAACTAACTTACCACTTTTACCTGCTGATTTTCTAACTGGTAAACCTCGTTTGTCTTTAGTTTTCGCAGTAAATCGACCTTTCCAAGCCCACGTAATCTTTTTACTCTTACCTGCTGGTGTACCACCGATTGGCTTACCGTTGATACCGCTAGCTATTGCTTTCGTGAATGATTGTAAGTTCTTTTTGATATAGTCCATGTCTTTTTTGCTAGTGATGAATCCTAACTCAACTAATCGATAGTTAATATTTTGATTATAAGCAACATTGACGTTGAGTAAATCGTTTCTAGTTGTTATACTCCTAATTGTACCTACTGTGTCCTCTAGGGCTTTCTGTATGCCTTTATCAATACTATCTGCTGCATAAGCATTTTTAATAACGTGACCACCACTTGCACTAGCGCCTGCGCTATCTAAATGAAACTCAATCACTGCATTTGGTTTAAGTTTATTCTTAACCCAATACAAGCCATACTTCTTCGTATCTCCTCTATTGTAACCGTAAGCCGTGTCTTGGTACATATCTTGTTTTTTATCGTATAACGTTACTGTATGCCCTGCTGTACGTAAATATTTAGCAACATTATCAATGATGTTTTTACGTATAAAGTCACGTTCATTTGTGCCTTTTCCAACTGCGCCTGGATCATTATAGCCATGACCAGCAACTAGAACGAATTTCTTTTTAGTTGCTTTAACCTTTGATTTTGATTTAACTGTCTTAGCTACTTTCTTCACAACTGATGTTGATTTAGCATAATGTGGACGAATAAACCACATAGGGAAATCGTAAGTATGCCATCTTCTAGTTGCTCGTTCCCAACCAGGCTTGCCATTTACCCAACCGCCACCAAGCCAATTGTTCTCTATAACTTGAAATTGCGATAAGGTCGCTTGTGTCACTACTGCTACATGACCACAGCCTTCTCCCCAATTACCATTCCAAACAGCTAAATCACCTGGCAAAGGTAGGAATGATGTTGTATTTTCATGTACAGTTGCATAACCAGTGAAATTATTATCTTTTGGAATATCTTTTGCATATAAACCATATAACTTACGACCTGTTACATAATACCAGTACTTATTAGCAACATCGTAACATTGATAGCCATATGCTAAATCAAAATCAACAAATGTACCTTCCATTGCATTGATGTACTTTACCGATTCTGCTTGTGTCTTCATTTATTCACCTCATAAAAAAAGACAACCTCGAAAGGTTGCCTAATTATTTTATTTATTTTGTAATCCATCTTTAGGTTCTTCTGTAACTGGTGCGTATCCTGTCGCTTTTGCCATACGTTTTTCTGCTTTATATTTCTTTTTCTTTTCATCAGCCCACTTAGCTTCTGTAGTTACAGGATTGTTTTTCCACCATGCCCAAATACTCGCGACACCCATGAATGCCATTGAGATAAATTGATACAATGCTTCTTCATCTACGGGAATTGGATTAAAACCTGTTAAAGCTAATGCCTGGTTTATTAAGGCTATTATTAATACGATCATTCTTGTTAAGGTTCCTGCATCTATGTTTTTCATTTCGTTTCTTCCTCTCCATTAATTTTTTGTTTAAGTCTTTCTGCTTTTATATCTTCGTATTTATTACTATCTTTAAATATTTCATGAAAATTCGTTAAGCTTACCGCAAGGAATATACCTGCACCTATATTGGGATAAACCATAATATAGGTAAAACAAATCATCATGAAAAACAGACCGTATATAAAGTTCATTAAAATAGCTGAATAATAGTGTTTAAAGAACATAGACAACAAGTCTAAAGCAATGATGACACTACCAACCGTTACCCATGCACTTTGACTTGGTATCAGTCTTAATAATGATTTATATAAATCTGATTTTTCATTATCGAATAAATCGGGTGAAAGAAATAATGTGAACGTAAAGTAAAAAAGATAGAAAAGAGATATTCTGCGTACGCTGCTTATTTTTATATTCATTTTTATCACCTCACATTAAACCGAGTGCTTTTAAAACAAAAGCTACCACAGCACCAACAGATGTTGTTAAAACGCCACCTATTACCGTATTTTTTATAAACTTTCGAAAATCACTTTGTGCTTCTAACATTTTTTCATCTTTCTTTTCTCTCTTATCGACTCTTTCTTTCAACCTGTCGTGTTCACCAGCCATTAATTTTACTGTCGTTCTTAATCCATGATTTTCATCATAGATACTCTCTTCTACTTTTTCTAATCTGTCATCTTGTTCAGATAAAACTAAGTGTAGTTTAGTTGGGTCTTTTAAATCCTCCGAACGCATTTTGTCTATCACTGTGGCACCACCTTCCATTGTTTATTTATCTATAATAAAAAGACACCTACCGAAGTAAGTGCCTTGTGATTTATTCTGTTAACTCTTCCCCTGTAATCTGCTTATATTGTTCAGATGTGATTGCACCATGTTCAGCAAAAAACTTTATATCAGCGTTTGTATAACAGTTTAAGTCATAATATCTTTTAATTGTTTCATATCCTGGATAATTCATTATTCAACGCCACCTTCCATATCAACTATTTTTTTAATAATATTCGCGTTATCTTGTCTTAATTGTTCTATTGAGAGCTGCGCTTTAAATAATTCCATTTGTGTTTTCGCCAATTCTATTTCAGTTACACTCGGTTCGTATGGATTTATCGGATTACTTTCTTCAAATTCTTCTTTACTACTTCCTATCCATTCAACACCATTAAAATAAAAAGGACTGTAAATACCTTCTGGTGGAGGCGTTTCAGTCCATTCAAATTTATATTCAGTTGTTTCATCTATGATAACAGGTGTTCCATCTTCAGATTTATACACTAATTTACTCATTTACTCCACTCCTTTTGCGATGAAAGATATTGGATCTAGTGAGAAAGGTAATGTGAAACTGTCTAATTTTATGAGTCCTACAGTGTTATTGTTTCGCACATAGATTCTACCTGTATAATTTAATGAACTTCTTTGTGGGACATCCCAACCTTCATTCCATTTAGTAACAATTTTTAAATTACTTGGTATTTGTGTTATATCACCTATTTGGGGACTCATTACCCAACCATTTAATTGGCAAAAGTAATAACCTTTACCAATTGAAAAATAGGTTAAAGTAATATTATCACTGGAATCTATCCCTCCACTAGTTAAAGTCGCACCATTGATTAATGTCAGGGGGACTACTTTAGCATCTTTTTTACCGTCACTATAGTTAATTAATTCTGTTCTTAAAGAATTGATTTTATTTACTAAATCTTGTTCTGTAGCTTTATCTTTCGTTTTTTCTTCAACAGTGTCATTAAATGCACTCATTTGATTATTTATATTTTGCTTATAGGTTTCAAAATCGCTTACTTTGAGCAAAGCGTCATTAGTTAGTAATTCAATGATTTCATTTTTTTCATTTTCGATTACAATAATGGCTTCATCTTTTTTTATACCTATATTATTAAGTGCATTTTCAGATGCTTCATTTACTTTCGATACATAATCACCTAAGTTTGCTAGTGCTTCTTCCATTTGTGTTGTTCTATTTTTAATAAGTGTTAGTAAATCTTCAAACTTGCGGATATAAGATAGTTTTGTATCCCCAGAAATTGTATTAATTAAAGCATCTTTTATACTAAATTCAAACGTTCTAACAACAACAGTATCTTCTACACCTTTTTTTGTGATATATACTTCTCCCAACACTTTTCCTACATGTGTTAACACATCATTGGGTAATGTATAACTTACAATTCCGTTTAGTTCATCTTCAAATACTAAATTATCAACTTTTCTAGATCCATTAGATGTTACAAGTACAATATATGAATCTGTATTGATTTCACTTAATAACATTGGCGCATTATCTCGTGTGATTTGAAATTGGATTTTAGCAGTACCTATATCTTGATTATAAAATTCAACATTTAACTTTTTGATAACTTTATAATAAGCGTTGATATCGAGTGAAGTTTTAGCAATTTTGTTCATTGGCATTTTCTATTCCCCTCCTTAAATGTCATAAGATATACCACTCAAACTAATGTAATCAACGGATTGTGTTGTATAAGTTACTTCTAAATTTCCTGTTGAAGCACTTATTCTAACAATTCCATAACCACCATAATCAGATGATGATAAAGCACAAATGAATTGCTTGTTAATTCTCGGTCTATATTCTGGTGGCAATGTACCAATCATAGCTGGTAATGTCTTGCTCACACCTTGTACTTGCCCGTCAATTATTTTAGTACCATCTGGTAACATCTTCATATAAGGATTAGTACTATAAAATGATGACACACCATTTGCAAGTGGTAGTTCTTCTCTTGGATAACCATATTTCATGACATAGCTTTTCCATCTATTTTCAGTATTATGCCAATAATAGAATTTTTGGTATGTGTAGGCTGTTGTGTTACCTTGTAAGTTCATGATGAAAGTACGATTATTCGCATTTTCAATCACAATTTTTCTAGTAGGTTCAAATTCTTTATCATCTAAGTCTTTTACTTTAACTGCCGATGTGTAGAATTCGAATCTAGGGAAATCAGTATTACTCATAAAATCAAGTATCTTAACCATGGTGTCTAGCTTTTCACCAGTTAGCGGATCGAACATATAACCGTCCGTTGAACGTGGGAAACTTCTATTAGCATAGTTATTTGTACTCATTAATGGTGTTGTAGCTGATGCTTTACCAAAGTCGATTGCATTTTCAGATGTAGATTCATCTCGGAATATGATAATACCTTCTTTATTTGAAGAACTCATATGTCTACTTTGATGGATAGTTAATGTATAAATCGAACCATCTTCACCAATTTGTACACCTTCAGATTCTATTATGTCGCATTCATGCCCGTTTTCTTCTAAAACTTGTATAAAGCCTTGACCAGATAATAAACCTTCATCAATCAATGTACCGTTGTTACTAAATACTTTTAAACCTTGATAGCCCCAATAGGTAGGGTCTCCTTTTTGTGCATAACCACCCATGTTGAAATAAACTTTGCCATTACCAATTGCAAAACCTTGCCTTTTTGGTAATTTTTTAGCGTAATCTGTATTGAAAAAACCACCATCTGTGATATCAAATGCCACTGTCCCGATACGTTCAAAATTATCATTAAACAATTCAAGAACCGTTTTTGTAACTTTTGCACCAGTTGAAGCAGTTGGTGTCGTTACATACCAAATACCAGCATTATAGTTAAACTGCCATTCAACATTCACATCATGCTCACTTAATGGTGTTAGTTGAGCCATTCTTTGTGGTGTCTTGTCTATGTTAAAACGTCCTAATACGTGGTTTCTTGTTTTTACATAGAGATAACGTACACCATTCTCATATTTAACAACAGTCCCTTCACCACCCGCATTACCTGCAGAAAAGACTGTTTTATATTCTAAAGTATCCATATCCCATACTGCTATCCAACGTCTGTTATCAACAATGACGGGTCCACCTGAATAGTTAACGAATATCTCTCTACGTTGTTCATCTAAAGCAAAAGATTGAGGATAAATATAAACATTACCTGTTAGTACAACAATATCTTCATAATCTGGAAACTTAAGAGGTAGCTTTTTCCAAATTTCTTTTTTATATAAAGAATTGGTAGGTGCTTTTGAATTTTGTAATTTATCTGTTTTACGTTTATTTTCTTCTACGATGTTAGATAAAAATAATAGATCGTTTTTTAATCTTTCTGATACAGTTAAAAATGTTGGTTTATCTTCAAACACTGATACTCTGGCATCGCGATATTCTTGTTGACCTTCCTGTAATTCACCTAATACCAAATTAGCTGTTTGTTTACTTTGATACTCTAGTTCATCTTCGACAGTCCAACGACCATAATCAATTTGTTTTGCATGATGTGCGTGTTTGTCAGTCGTTTTATGCTTTTTGAAATTTTCTACTGTCAAATTATGAATTCTTTGAATCGCTTCGAAATTACTCATCAATTGTCTTCTTTGTTCTTGTCCTATAACTATGCTTAATGTTTGAATTAAGTTCATCTTCACTCAACAGCACCTCCATTTTCTAATTGTTCAATTCTGTTAATTAATTCAAGAATGAGTTCATCTTGATTTTCTATTTTGGTAGCTTGTGTAGTCATTTGTTCTTTAACGCTTTCTATTTCTGTATTAAGGGTGTTGATATTAGTAGTCAATTCTTCAACTTTATTCTTCAATTCAGATAAGTTGTTTTCGTTACCTTCTGATAATTCTTCTAAACCAATAACGCAATCAACATGTGTCATTGGTAAATAACGTTCTCCATCTGAATCTTGAAGGTATCTAACTTGTGTTGGTATTTCAGCCATCTAATAGCACCACCCCTACAGAATCTGAATATAAATTAGGCATAACAAAAGTCGAGCCTTCAAGAGTACCCGACTTGATTTGTTTATCTACATTTTTTATACGTTTATTAATTGCTTGTTGTATCTTGATAATGTCTGTCTTCTTATTACTGAAATCTACTTCAACTGGTAAGTTTAATAATGGATGCGATTCCGTTATCTTGATGACTTTCAACATGGTGTCAAAACCTAATCCAGTGTGTTTAAAGTAAACGAGATCACGTTCTGTAATTTGTTCTGTATCTAAATAATTTGTTGATAGTTCAACTATAGGTTCATCATTTAATTCTTGAATCAGTTTCTTGCGTAATTCTGCTTTATCTAAAATATTATCATCATAGATTGTTGTAGCTTGTTTAGGATTATTCTTATCGTAGTATGGTGAATAATAAGTATCACTCACATGATATAAGTCTTCACCTTTCAACACTGCTGTTAAGTTTAACGTTGTTGATTTTTCAGTACCGACATACATTCTTGGCTTTTTCTTTTTGTAATCTACATTCTGAATAGGCCCAATAAAGACTGCTTTAAATGTATGAGTACCTTTAGATAAATTTTTAGCAACCACTATTTGTTCAGTTGTGGCTGTTTTACTATAAGTATTGTAGGTACCCATTTCTTCATTATCTAAGTACGTCTTAATAACGCCGCCGAGCGAACCTTTCTTTATCGTCCACATAAGCGTTTCGTTGCCCCATTTACATGTAAATGACTTGCTGTAAGAGTTATTAACTGTTTCGGTATACCAAGTGCCTTCTTTAATAAATGTGCCATTATACGTTAAGCTGGGTGGCTTAAATGGACTGTAGTTCTTCGTTTCAGTCTTTGTTTTTTTCTTACCATAACCCTTTATAAATGTTTTCTGTTCTTGAGTATTAACTGATACTGAAGCTTCATCTACGTTATAACCACCTATCAACTCAACATCAGATGTATTATAGTAACTGTCTTCGTCATATATATAGATTGTTTTGTTATCGGCATGGAATATATAGCCAAATAGTTCAGCACCTTCGACTAGAAACTCTATTCCGTTTTTATCTCCAACTTCATCAATCGCTATTCGTTGGTCAAACTTTCCGACAATCTTGTAACTGTAACCTAATTTATTTCCTTTGAAACAGAAGTCTAAATATTGTTCTAACGTCCAAGTGGGCGTTGGTAGTTCTTCACTACTATCATTATTCATTTCTTCACTTTCTAAATCTTTATCAATGTAGTGATTCTGGAATTCAAACATAATATGATGAGCCACAATATCATTTGTAAGTGTGACGTTATTACTTTTTGGATCAATTGTTTTTATAATGAACTGTTGACCACGAAATATTAAAATAGCTTCGTTTTGTATTAGGTCATATATATCTGGTGCAAAACTTGTTTTAAATGCTGTTAATGATAATGATCGACTACTATTCTTTTCAATTTCATATTTGAATGTGCCTAAATCATAATCAATCAACAACTCTGCGAATGTATTAGCACTATTGGTAATAATTAAATTATCCATTTAAACACCTACCTATAAATAAACGGGAATATAAATTCAGCAGTTGGCTCAGTTATATCCGTTCCGATTATTTCGATATCGTTATATCCAGGTGCAAGTGATAACCATTCATGATTGGTATCTATACCGACGCGTTTACCATCTATTGTTGGATATACACCATTAATGATGAGTTGTTTACTTTTCGTGATTGCTTTCTTATATTCAAATACGTCACCAGTTGTACGATTAATAAGTTTAAAACCTTTAGGTGCATTGACATTAATTTTTATAATTAATTTATGTTTGTGTGGAAAAGGTGCTATCGTGTCAGATGAACCATTAAAAATTTTAAAGCTAGTTGTATTATGTTTATATTTAATATCGTCATTCACAAGTAAACCATTTCCAAATTGCCATTTATCAGAAGTTTTGTCATATTCATCTGTTTCATACAGTGATTCGGAGTAGCCCTTGTATACTGTGAAAGTTATTTCAAATTCACCATTACGACCATATAAGTCTTCAACTGCTGTACTATCAGTAACAACTGCATACTTCATACCAGGCATATCAGAATGAACAATATAAAAAGGAGTACGACTGTATAGCACACTCCTTAATTGTTTCTTCAATAAATGGTAATCAGTAACGTCAACACCAGAATAAACGAAACGCAATATTAAGTTAAAAGGTGCAAACGAGATAGGGCTTAATAGTCCACCGTCTACACCACTAATTTCTTGCAAGTTAATTCTACTTTCTACATCTTCTTCTTTAAAATCGAGATACATCAAACCGTCTATATCAGTTAGATCAGTCGTACCGTTTTCGGTTATCATTTTAACCCACTTTTTCATTAGATAAATGCACCCCCGTTACCGTATCCCATATTTTGAATACGTCTTCCTTGCTTTTTACTTGTTATACCTTCGACTTTATCCCAGTCCATTGCGTTACTCTTATTAGCAGTTTGAGCGTTCCACTTCTCATTGTTTCTACTAGACATCACTAAATCTTGCATAGTGTATAACATTTCTTTCAATATACTGTTTTGTTCTTGAAGTGTTTGTGTATCAACTTGTTGTTGCATCATAGCTTGATATTTAGCTTGCTCTTTCTCTCTTAAAGCATCTGCATATTCAGAAATAGCGTTATAAACTGCTGATTGTGTTTTATTGAAGATATCACTTTGAATAACTGATTTGATAGCTGAAATTGACACATCATTAGGGATAACTTGTTCGCCACCTCTAAAGTTGATGATTTCGCCACCTTTTTCGAATACAGGGTGTAAACCTGCTGTTGCTCTATTTGTACCTTTAGCATATGGTAAACCATGACCAATTTGGTTTAGTAAGCCAGTTTTACCATATGTTGCTTTTGCGTATCTCATACCAGCAATTAAGTTGTCTAAGCCATTCCAAATGTTACCATGACCAGCTAACTTATAAGCATTGAACGTTGGTGTCTTAACCTGTACAAGTCCTTTAGGTGTGCCTTCAGAACTTCCTGGACCTTCTGCTCTAGGGTTACCACTAGATTCTGTTTGTATTTGTCGTTTCCATGCGTTAACGTATGCAGCAGTTGTTGGTAGTCCAGCTAATCTTAGGGCTTTTCTAACATCACCGTCCCATTTACCTGACTTACCTCCACCAGCTTTAGCTGACAAGAATTTTTCGGGATCAATAGTGTTTTTGTTAGTAAGTTCTCCACTTGCTGGGTTTTCAACTTGATAATGTAAATGTGGACCAGTTGTCCAAGCACCACTATTACCAGTTTTAGCAAACTTTTCGCCTTGTTTAACTCTACCAGTTTTTAGGATATCAGATAGATGCAAGAAATATTGTGCAACTTTTCCACTTAGTAATCTAGCAACAGTTCCTCCACCATGATTTGATTGAGCCTTAACAACACCACTTGTTGGCGCAGTTAAAACTGTACCACTAGGCGTTGCATAGTCAATACCAAAATGTCGACCTCCATTAAAAGCTGTTGGATATCCAGGTACTGGACTATTAGGACTATAAGGTGTAACTTTTGCAAATTTAGTGAATGAAGAACCATCTCCACCACCGCCACCTTCTGATTCAAACCAACCAGTAACAAGATCAACCATGCCATCTTTTAACTTCTTAGAACCCCATTTGATGAAGTTACCCATAACTCCGCCTATACTATCAAAATTAATACCTAAGCCACCCATGACTTTGTTGATAAGTTTAGAAGGGTTACTAGCATAGTCCCAAACTTCCCCTATGCCTTTCATTACAGATTTAATACCTTTACCAGTAGTTGTTGCCACTTCTTTTCCGAAGTCTTTTGTACTATCCCAAGCATCACCTATGTTTTCTCCTGCTTTTTCATACCATTTCTTTTTATCCTTAGCTTTCTTTTTACTACCTTTAGCACCTGAACCAAATAATCTATCCATTACAGTACCAGTTGATAAGTGTGGTAATAATGATTGTGATTGAGCGCCATTAAAGACACCATCGCCACGTCTTAGATTAACTTTCTTATTGTTACCAATAGGACGTTCTATTTTGCCACTACGGCGATATATTAATTCTTTATGACCATTAGGACCTGTACCATTACCTGGCCCTCTATCGTTCACTATCGCTTTAGTACCACGTTTTAGTAAACCGTTGCTATCCGTTTCAACCTGTGGACTAAAGCCAGTACCAGTTGATAAAGTAGGTATTTTTTTCTTGATTAACTTTTTACTCATAATCTTATCAGACAATGAGTTGATTCCGTCAATCATAGCGTTAAGTCCATTTATAGCACCGTTTGCAATTGAATTACCAAGTTTTTTAGCCTCTTTTTTGAAACCATCTTTGGCATCAATTATAAATTGTTTGATTTTACCGATCCATGATGTTGCGCCTTTATACATACCGTGAAATTTATCGACAACCGCAGACCTAACACCTTCTACTAAATTAGTTAAGTTTTTCTTGATAGAAGTAAATCTATCGATTAAACCGTTTTTCAAACTCGTGATTGTCGATTTTACTTTGTTAGATAAAGCAGTGAATTTTGCAGTCGTATTTTTGAAAATTCTACCTACTGTATTAGCAAGTATTTTAGCAATTAAATTCCAAGTTGTTGATATGAAACTTTTCGTAGAAGTGAAAATTTTCTTAACTGAATTATAAATTCGAGTAAAGAAAGCTGATGTCGTTTTCCAAATTTTACTGCCATATTTAGTAAAGAAACCACTTATCGATTTCCACATTGCGAGTAGTTTACCACCAAACAATTTACTAAATAATTTACCGACTCCGAAAATTCTTCCAACAAAACATAATTGTGCAGCGTTGAATAAAAATTGTAACGCGCCTTTTGCGATTTGTTTAACACCCGACCACAATGCTTTCCAGTTACCTGTGAACAAAGCTGCAAAAACTTTAATCACGCCAGTTATCACTTTTAGCGCGCCTGAAATCGTTCCTTTTATAGCTGACCAAGTTGAAACAATCAGATATCGTACTGCTGGCCAGATAAATTTCATAATTGGCCATATTACCTTTGTCATTACGAAACTAATTGCTTTGCCTATATTACTAACTGCTTGCATGATCATAGTTCCATTTTGATTCCAGAATGTTCTCAAATATGAGCCTATTTGTTGACCAAACGTGCTGACTGCTGTGAAAACTTGCATAACTGTACGTTTAATCACATTTACCGTATTAGTTATTCCAACAACTAAATTAGGTGGAAATATCTTAGATAATGTAATGACACCGTCTTGACCGTTACCTTTGAATAGTTGGAAGAAACCTTTCACTGCTTGAATGGCTGGCTGTACTGCACCTGCTACTGATTTAAATACATTATTAACAACATTTCGGAATGTTTCCGATTTAGTATATGCTATTACAAAACCAGTTCCTATTGCTGCAACTGCACCTGCTATTAAAGCTGCTGGTGACATCAAGAATGAAAATGCTGCTGCTAAAGCACCAACTGCTACTGCTGCAACTCCAGCCGCAACTCCTAAACCAGCAAATATAGCAGCGCCTATCTTGATATTAGGGTTTAACGTTTTGATTTTGTTCGCTAACCCTTCGAGAAATGGCTCTATAACTTTTCCTGCCGATTTCAAACTTGAAGTCATACCTTTAAACATGTTGATAATATCGTCTTTAAACGGGTTTATCGCTGACGTCATAGTTTTGATAATGGCAGTGTTCATATTGTTAAATGAACCTTGTATCGTGTCTCCTGCTGTCTTTGCTTGTCCTTTTAAAGCCTGTGTAGCGCCTGCACTTCCTTTAGTTCCTTCTTCCATACCTTCAACTAATTTTCTGATAGCATCAGATGATTTAATTTGACCATCAGATATTTGTTTCTTCATATCCGTAACAGATACACCATACTGATTAGCTAGTATTTTAATAGCTGGTATGTTGGCATCTACTAATCTGTTTAAATCTTCTAAAGACGCTGTACCACTTGCTTGTAGCCCTTTAAAAGCGCCAACGATTTGGTCGATTGATTGTTCACCATCACCTAGACCATATGCGGCATCAGTCGTTGCTCGTAAAACACCTTCAACATCTTTGATTTCCATACCAGAAGCAACTAAACCTTTAACACTGTTTGTCATAGAGTCCATTGCGATAGGCGTTCCTTCAATAACACGTTCTACTGCCTTCATAGCTTTAGCAGCACCATCAGACGAACCTGTAAGCGTAGTTAAGGCTTTTGTTGCGCTATCAATTTTATCCACACGTAAAATAGCGCCACTGAATAACTCTTTAAACTTACCAATCACACTATCAAGAATTCGCATAACGCCCTGTGCTAAGAATGAACCTTTGAATACTGCCCACATATCATTAAAACCTTTACCAGTCCTTTTAGATTTATTGTTCATATCTTCTAGACTGTCAGCCACTTTATCTTGTTGTGTGATTAAGCTACCTTGTTCTTTCATCAACTTAGACACATTACGTTCTTGGTTTTGTGTTTCCCTAGCATCATCACCTTTAGTTTTACGCAATTCTGCTAGTTTGTCTTTCTCTTTTGCTATGATCATGTTATAAAGTTGTGTTTGACGACCTAATCCCTTGTATTCAGTTTCTAAAGCACCTGCTGCATCTCCAGATTTACGTTGTTCAGATGCTGTTATCTTAGTAGTAAGTTGTAAATCACGCAATTCACTCTGTAAATCGGTTGTACTACGTGACATATTAGCTTGTTTTGATTGCACACTAGATAATTGGTTACGATAACCACTCAATTCATGTTGAGCAGTAGATAATGCACTATTAGCATTAAGTAATTGCTTTTTTTGCTTATCAGTAGCATCATTTACATTGCCAATCGATTTTTTTAAGTTATCTAATTCTTCTTTTTTCTTCTCAACATACTGTGCTGAAGTTTCAATTTGTTTACTTAATACTTTTTCTCTGTCAGCTAAATCTTTAGCACCCATAGAACTATCTTTAAACGCTCGTTCATGGTTTTTTAATGCTTTATTGTTACTTGTTAGCATACTTTTAAGCGTAGCTGTACTCTGTTTTAATGGGTCTAAGTCCATTGATACCTGTACGCCTAAATTCGCTATATTATTAGCCATTTTCTCACCTCACAATCTATTTAAAACATTGCAAGCATTTGTTCTGGAGATAATTCACCAGATTTAGCTCTCTTAGTTTGACCATTTGTGTTATTTGCGTTCCAAACTTTAAGAAAACCATCTATGTCGAGGTTTTCGACATCTTCGTATTTATATCCATGATTTTTCATTAAATCTTGATAAACCATATATATATCATCGACTATTTGCTTGGTTGTTTTGTTTGTCGTTTCGCTGGAGTCTTCGTCTTTCCCATTGTTTCGAATTTCTCAATTAAATCGACCACATCACCGTAATCTGAGCCGTTTGTTAGTTCATCGAACGTGAATTGGTTATTAAAGATTTCCACTACGATCATGTACATTTCATCAACAATTTCAGATGAGTTTATTTCAATTTTGCCTTCTTCTGCTTGTTGAACTTTATCTCTCATTTCAGCAATCTTTTTTAACGCCTTGTATAACCTTTTATTTTGTACAAATTCTTGTTCTTTCCCGTTGATTTCAATATTAATTTTTAGCATGTGTTGTTCCTCCAATGTTTTTTATATATGCGCATAAATAAAAAAGAGGGACATATAGCCCCTCATAAATTAGCCTTCTGGTAGTGGTTCTGTTGTTGATACTCCATGAATTAATTCCATGAATTTTTGTTCGCTAAAGTCTTGTGATTTGTCATGTACTCTTACGAATACAACGCCGTCTTCACGAGGAATGAATGTTCCTTCTAATTCCACTTGATCTTGATGTTCTGGCGCTCCATCTTCTAATGTAGCAGCTGAAGAACTTGGTAAACCGAAGTTGCCACGAGTAGCGCCCATATAGATGAATGAACCGTCATTACAACGATACTTCCATGATGCTGACACATATGGTGGTACAAGGTCTTTCTTGTAAACTTCCATACCATCTTCAATAGATACACCTAATAACTCTGCACGTTCTTCGCTTGATAACTCAACGAAGTTACCTGTAACAGTTGCACCCGTTACACCACTGTTTAAGATTAATGCTGTTTCATTGTCTGCAAAGATTTTGCCTTGTTCAGATTCAAGTTCTAAACCGACTTCTTGCAATCCCGGAATTGGGAATAATGTTCCTGCTTGTGTAACACCGTTACCTTCTTGTACTGTGATTTTGAAATCTTCACAACCGATTACTGCTTTTTTCTTAGCCATAATTTATTGCCCCTTTTCTAATGTAATTTCGAACTTTAGTTCGTTATTGTATAAATTAAATTCAGTATCTTTACTCAAGTCTTGTGAGTAACAAATACCGTTTATTCCTTTAAATCGTTTAATGACAAGTTCACTAATCTGATAAGCGTCGCTTATACGTTTCGAGAATGTTTCAACGGCAAAATTAAAACGATAGCTTTCACTATCGTTATCTGACCAAATATTCTCTTTTAGATAAATCGGCGTTATACGGATAAAAGGCGCTGATGATGACTTGTGATAATCTTCTGGAATTTCAAAAGTGAATATTAACGGTTCATCTGTATTGGTTTTGCGTATATTATTTAACGCCTCTGTTAAATTATTGAACTCGTTTAAATATTCATAAATACTTACGATTGGATGTTTTGTCATTTGAGCGCCCTCCTTAATGCCTCTTTATAAATTCGTAATATTGGATCTTTTGCCTGTAATATTGATTTCTCTTGGAAATGTTGTGGTCGCTGTCTTACCGTTCCTTTTACTTTTGTCCCTACGTTTGGAAAATGAATGTACCAACTGCCATAACCGACTTCTTTTGTAGGTATTGTGTTACCACTCTTAAAGTTGGATTGTCTGGCAGTTGATACTGCCTTTCCTGTGTCTTTAGGTGTATTAGATACCAATGTAGCCTCATATATGTTTGCTGCTTGTGTGACCGCTCTTTTTGCTTCTCGTTCGCTCTTAGCAATCAGTTTGTATAAAGCATCTTGAATATCTTTATCTGAATCAAAGTTACTCATTGGACCACCTCGCACTCCAGTACACTATGTTCCATGTTTTGGTGGTCATGTTGAATATTTTTAATCTCATAATCTACACCTTTAAACTCAACAAACATTGAAGATGTGATAGTGACCTTTTGGAGATAACGAATAATGAAATACACTTGCTCACGTCTTGCTGATAAATCTAATTGCTTAAACTCTTTTATCGAGTGCTTAGATACTTCGCAATATGGCGTAGCAATAGTTTCTTTCACGTTCTCATAAGAGCCTTCGTCATCTTTCTTTCGCACCACTTTGTATACTTTTAATCGGTGTTTGAGTTTTCCAATTTCCATAAAGCATACTCACCTCTCAATCTTTGCAATAAAGCAAGTGACGATTGAGGGACATCATGTTTTATGAATTGAGTTGTTGTAGATCTATTTTCGTAGTGATGACCAATGTGATTTAACACCAACAAACGATAATTAAGATTATCTTTGTAGAAGTCATCATCTAGTCCATTAGATACAACACCTCTTACATATTGTTCTGATGCTGGCAATAATAACTGTGAGATGTAATCATCGTCATAATCATGGTCAACACGTATTGCCTGTCTGATGTTATCAATCGTTAATTCAAACATTGCTAACACCTACTTTTTCTTTTTGTCGTTTTTGCGCACTAAAAAAGAGCCATCAAGATTTTGTTCAATCTCGTCAGCCCTTTTGATAGTGAAGTCATGTTCTTCACCTTTTTTATAAAGTTGTCCGGTGTGAACATCTTTGAAATCTTTTTTGATTAAAAACTTAACCATTTATATTCACTCCTTCATTTATTTATCCAGCAGGTACTTCTTCTGGTGCTGGTGCTGGGAAATTAGCAGTAACAAAGAATCCTGCGTTTTCGTCTGCTTTCTTAACATCAAATCTGAACGCACCCATTAAGTAGCGACCGTAGATGTTATGTTCTTGCCATTGAACTGACATGTCAGAACGGTCAGCGAAGAATACGCCACGTTTTACATCACCAATAAACGCTACTGCGTCACCGTTAGCACCTAATAAATCATCACGTACAACTGTTACGTTCATACCTAATACTTTGTTACCAGCAGTATTAATGATTGAATCTTGAAGTAAGTAACGACCATTACCGTCTTTCAACGTATCTAAACCTTGATAGAATGATTGAGTACAGATAATTTGACGTTCATATCCTGGATCTAAAGCAACATTCGTAATTGCTTTTAAGTCATCAACACTTCCTACTGATTTAGCAGTAAATGTTTTTAACACTGCACCGATTTTTTCATTTAAAGTGTTCACTTTTTGTTCTTGAATGTTTTCAGCAATGATTGAAGTTAAGTTTACTGCACTATCAGCAATTGCTTCTTCCGATACTGGAATAGCACCACGATAAGTTTGAACTTCCCACCCAATTGATTGGAATTCTGGTTTAGCAAGTTCTGGGTTTTCTTCTAACTCTGCAACTGTGTTGAATTTAGCAGTAGCACGTTTCAAGATTGGGTGTTTACCAGATGCTGTATTTACTGACGTCTTAGTTACATATTGTGATAAGTCTTGAACTGTATTTACTTCTTTCTCTGGTGCGTATTTGATGTCCTCTGGAATTGTTACGCCTACATCGTCAGACTTCACGTTGTCACGAGTAGCACCTTTTGATTTGATAAATTCTGCAAAGCCTTGTACTGCTTCGTTAGTTTCTTGATTTTCATTTAAAAATTTTGCCATTGATCTTTTCGCCCCTTTTTTCTTTTTGTCATCTTCATCGTCTTTATCGACAATGATTTCTTTTTCTGGTACTTCTTTTTCTTCAACCTCGACAACAGGCTCTTTGTCCTCTTGTTTAGGTTCTTCAGTAACTTCTTCTTTTACTTCTTCAGTTACTGGCGTTTCTTCATCTGGTTCTTCTTGCTTTTCTTCATCGTCAAAACCTAAGCCACTTTCTAACTTTTCTAATTCGTCATTAGTCTTTTCTAAGTCATCAAGTAACTTACGTGATTCTTCGATGTCAGCTTTTAATTTTTTAGCACCTTCAACATCGTTATTCGCTAAAGCATCTTTTGCTTTTTCGATTAACTCTTTCATCTGTGCTTTAAGTTCTTCTGCTTTTTCTAAAGCCATGCGTATTCCTCCTTCTTAAATTTGCGCATAAAAAATAGCCTTACGTATCTATACGTAGGCTTTCCAGTTCTAGCGCAATCTGTAATTTTTGTTTTTCTTTAAACTCTTTCAACCCTGCGTCACGTTGACCTACCGTAACTTCGGTGTCTTTATAAGCTGGTATTGTTACAATGCTAACCTCGATTAATTCATCAATCTTATTTATGGTCTGCACGTAGTCACCATCTTTGTTGGACCATGTTCTAGCAGTATCATCGTTTGGTGGTAATGTGTAGAAGAAACTACATTGATTAACGTTACCCATTTTGATGTTTTCATAGATATCACGAGCGTAAGAGGTATTAGGTAATTTGCATTTAAAATACAGTCCTTTATCATCCACAGATAACTCCAATGTGTCGGCTTTAGTTCTACCAATCACATAATTAAAATCATGATTAATTAAACACTTAACATCGGATATATCTACACCATTTAGCGCTTGGGGTGCGATAATTTCCTTGAACCCTCCTAGATCTTCACTCAATGAGTTAAATATTATTGCGTGACCTTCAATTACCATATCTTGAGTAGCATCAACGTTACTGTTCGTCATATTCATCACCACCTTGAACAGTGTTACTCATTTCACCCTTTATCTTATCCCGTTGATATTCGTTCAAAGCGGATAAAGGAATTTTGTTAAGGTCGACAAGTACATTTTCACCATGTTCTATAGGTTCATAGTTAAATGCTTCACGCGCCTCGTTAATATCAATTATTGAGTCCTTAACCAAACGACTAATGCGTTCGAGTTTAACTTCTGGATCACTATCAATTAATCGTGATACATCTGGTTTGACTATTACGTTAGGATTAATATGTCTGAATATCTTCAAATCTAATTCTGCAATCATCATGCTAAACAACGGATGCAATGTACTCTGTAAATACTCAATATTAGCCTGTGTAACGGACGTATTAACTGTTTCGATACCTAACTTAGACAAAGGTAAACCGAACGCCTTAGCGACTTGCTGTGTGCTAAATTTATAGCTGTTTAAGAAGTTCAATGCTTCAGTTGGTATTTGAATACGGTTAAAGTCCATCGTGTCGTCTAATGTAATCAAACCACCATTATTACGTGCCATACTCTTAGCAAAACTATCACTTATCTCATCACGTTCTTCTTGTGACAAAGCACTGTCTTTTAACGTAAGTATGTTTGTCGAAGTTCCTCCGTTATTAAAGAAGTTCTTCAAGAAACCTTTTGATCCTTGTGATATACCAATTTCATTTACTAATGCGTATAAAGGCGAATAACCTTTAAACCCGTCTAATGTCATATATCTAAAATGTAAGATATCTTCACTCGTCACTTTCACATTGTTACCCTCGTAATCTTGTGTGAGGTTATACAATATTTCATGCGTATTGCTATCTTCTTCAATAGATACTAACTCGTTGTGTAAAAAGTGAAGCATTGTAGGTATACCTTTTTTATCTCGTACAATTTCAACATATGCCTCGCCGTTCAGTAGCATGTTAGCAATGATAATAAATTTAAAATGCCACCCTGTTAAATCGTCGTGAGGGTTCCTATTGAATAAGTTCAATACTTCTTCGAACAGTTCATGACGTTCGTAACCTTCTGTTTGTAATTTAGTACTTGCAATATCACTTGCTATTACACTTACTGCAGTAAATACATCACTATTTTTCAACGCCTTAATACCTGTATATGAAGCATGTAAGCCATGTTCTTCCATATATATAATGCGTTGTAAATCGTCATGTATCTTTTCTTTACTGTTAAAGCCTAAATCAAATAGTGCCATCTATTTTTCACCACCTTTAGGACTCGGTATTGCATTATTTACACTTAATGCCAAGCCCATAATAAAAAGCCCACCGATAACGTAAGCTAAAGGTGACCAGATAATATACAAACCATATATGATTGAGGATAGCCCTATAAACATCATTAATACGATGAATAGACCTAACAATATTATTTGCCACTGTTTCATTATCAAACCCTCCTTTATCTGAATATCGGTAATACTCGTTTTCTTTCCCACACGAATTCCATTGCTATAACATAAGCAAATATTGTACTCATGACTGGATCTATTTTTTCTCTGTTTAGTTTTTTCTCAATCATGAGTGAATCGTTTACATTTTTAGCAATTGCATTTTTAACTGCTATATCTAACAATGGGTTTCTGTGGTGTTTTATTTGTCCGTCTATAACTTTCAATCTGAAATCTATTACTGGGTTTGACAATGTTTGTGAACCTTGCCTAATTTCTATTAAGTCATATCCCCAACGTCTACGTTCAATTTCAGCTAAGAAACCATGTATCGCATGTGGGTCATAACAAATAGCTTGGACTTTTAATTGATTATCTAAAATGTAACGTTCCATATAATCAAGTACTTGGTTACTATTAATAACGCCACTTTGTAAATCGGTAATAGTACAGAAACCATCTTTTGATAATTGGTTATAGTCAATCATGTCACGCTCACTTTTAGCTTGTAGACCACCTTTAGTACCGACAAATGAATGACTAGTTACATAGTATTGTTTTTTAACTTCATCTAAATGAATAAATGAAACTGCTGTTAAATCATCAGAACGAGATAAGTCTAAACCAATATATGTTTTAGTCCCACTTACATCAAAGTCTGTTTCATTTTTCTTCCAGTCGTTGAAGTCTAAATATGATTCTTCACTTGCCTGCATCCAGTAATTGAAGTTCTTAACCAATACTTTGAACATTGTGTTTTTCTTCGTACCAGCTGCGATACGTTTACTCAAATAATCTTCAAGTAATTCTTTTAACTCATACGACTCATTGATTAACGGGTTTGATTTTGCCCACGTCGTCTTGTCTTGCCATTCATCTTCACTATCTTGTTTATATATGATCGTAAAGTATTCATCGTCTTGGTAATCACCGTTTAAAATGTCATATGAGTATGGCAATTCTTCTGTATACAATGGACTGTTCAAATTAAATCCAGCAGTTGAAATAATAAAGATTAACGACTGTAGCAAGTTACCTTGACCAGACTCAATCAGTTCAACCATTTCATTCGTCTTGGCTGCATGGTACTCATCGATAACTGCCAAGAATGGCTCGAAACCGTCTATAGCACCAGTATCTCGTGATAAAGGCATGACGTAAGAGTCATCTTTTAAGTTTTTGAGTTCTTCTCTTACTTTCTTAACGTCTTTCTTGATTTCAGTATGTTTACTCACAAACCATTGCATCTGTTTAGCAACCATATTGAATACGATACTGGCCTGTTTCTTGTCATTTGCAGCACAAAATATCTGACGCCCTTCTTTTGGTTCTTTATCAAATAAGAACGAATATAAAACCAAACCAGATACGAGTATCGACTTGCCTTGTTTTCGCGACATCGTGATATTTACTTTCTTAAATCTCAATGTATCTATATCTTCAGTAAACCACCCTCGTACACTAGCGATAATGAACTTTTGAAACAGACCTAACTTATGAAACTTACCTTTAGTATCTGGTAGTGCTTCAACAAATTTCATTACTTTTAAAGCACGTTTCGGTTTATATACATAATTAAAATCTAAATCTTCATCAATACGTTTTAAATCTTTTAAATGACGAACACAAGCTTGTTTTGTTTCTTTACAAGTGATGTACTTTCCTGTTAGGACAAGCAAACAATACTCGTAAGCATCATCTTTATATACATCAGGTACATCGAATAATTCAATGTACGCTTTAGGTATCTTAGTCATCGTCATCTATACCAAACTCATCATTGATTGACTTCGCCTTGTCCTTTTCAATCGGTACAACTAACCTCATACGTGAGTCAATCGTCATACCTAGTGAGCCACATATTGATTTCAATTCTTTTAAACCGTCCATATAGACCATGAATTGTGCAGTCTTTTTAGTATTATCTTCATTTACTGCACCATACTTCGCTATATGTCTGTATGCTTCATCTACAATAGCAACTAATTGGCAATATCGTTTAATACGGTCATAGTCTAAATCAGCGATTGGTAGTTGTTCTAACAATGGCACAACTCTCAACCACTCTTTTTTAGCATCTTCCGTTAGATCTTTAGGTGCTTTATCCAAATTTATAGCCTCGAACTGTTCAAGTCCGTTTTCTGTTAATTCAGCCTCTGCTAATTCTTCTTTTGTATGATTTCCTGTTTTTGTAGCGTTCAACTTTCGTGGTCTAGCCATGTTTTGACACCTCCAATACGTAATTTTTACTAATTGAAATATTTGGTTTCTGGAATTCGGTCACGATTAAGAGTGGGTCGATTAATCGCGAGCCTTAGAGCGACGGGGGTTTCAAGAAGTCCCCCTTCAAATTTTGTGAATTTTGTTGTGACACTCCCGACACACCGTCTCCAAATTATCCATCGCCAGTCTTTTCAACCAGTCCTGCTTTAATTCAATCTTATGATGGACGATTAGACTTCTATTTGTTATCACACCATTCTTTAAACACATCTGACACATATACTTATCTCGTATAAGCACTTGTTTTCGTCTTTTACGCCACTCTGACGAATGATAGAACTCGTTTGTACGTTTATCACGTTTAAATCTTACTTGCTCGTTATACGTCTTATGTGACTGTTTGCGATGCTCTTGTAGTTGGTCTTGTGTCATCGTCTTGTTGCCAAGTCTGACCTTTGGTTGTATGAATGACAATTCAAATCAACTTCTTTCACAAAAGAAAAAGAACAAACAATAAATCATTGAATGATTATTGAATGTTCTTCAACTTGATTATTTAATTTAGAAGTTCAATAGATATAATGAAATGATTTCATTGGATCAACTTCTTTCACCTTTAATAAGGAATGAAAGATTACAGATATTAATTAGATTATTTTAGGGAGGATAATGAGATTGAGTAATTGTTATCTATAATCTTTCTATACTACTATCATAAGTTATTTTTATGTGGACTTATATAGCTTAAAAGTCCGAATTAACAAAGTCTATTCTATTTGCCAAGTCCTTTAAGTATCGTTCTCTTACCCTTAGTATACTCGTCTTAGAGTAGTGTAAGTGCTTAGCCAGTTCTTCCCACGTTTCAATACCTGGTTTAGGTTCCCAATACTTTAGCCTCATGATTTCTTGTACGTCCTTATCTGCCCCGTCATATATTATATCGACTGCCTTGATTATTTTATCTAGGTTGTTATAATACGTATCCTTCAAGCATAGTATTATCTCACGTTCTATAGGACTACTAGGCAAGTTAGATTTACCACCACCAGGATTATCGATAATAGGGTTATCCATTAGTTCTAGTTTTCTTACTCTTAAACGCATTCTTAGTTTGTCCACGTTCTTGATATACCCTTCAAGAACTTTCATATCTTCTCTGTTTAAGTCAACTACTTTTGCCATCTTCGTCCTCCTTAATACTATTAATCACTATCGTCGCAATGAGTTCTTCGTTACGTTCTATCAAGTCTTTATTTAGTTTCAACAGCCACATTGAGTTTAAAGCTAATATGATTGATATAATTATCCAGAATGTCATGTGTTCAACTCCTTAATTATTGTGTGTCACTTAATGTGTCACTTTGTTACCACTTCTCAAACCACATTTGGCAACAAAAAACATTGTACCTATAAGGTTTATAAAAGGTTGTGTCACTTGTGCCAGATTATTTTCACTCACTCTTATATATTTTATTTATATATTTATTTACTATAGAAGTAAAAAGAAGTGACACAAGTGGCACAGTAGTATTCAAAAGGGCATGGTTGAGCGTTTTTTTGTGACCACTTTATTTGTTAGATGTGACACAAGATGTGGCACAAATTATCGAAAGTGGCACACATTAATTTTTAGTGAATGTTCTTTGTGGGTTTTTATACCCATTGTGTCTAGTTCTCTTAACTTCAAACCCATTACTTTGTAACGTTGTTGTAAACTGTCTGCGTGATAACGGATATTTAAATCCTTCTATTTCACACCATTGTTGGTAGTCTTGATACACTTCTGCAGTAGTTCGTCCTTCTATCTCAACGTCACTCATAAAACTAATCATTGGATCATTATCTTCTTTAAACTCTTCCATCTTCTGACTAGATACTGTTGGTATTGTAAACTTACGTCTGTGTAAAAGTTGTCCTAGTGCATTAATGGCTAAGTTTAATAAGTGACTTCTTGCTTCATCTGTTGTAACTTTCTTTTCTAAGAATGGGTCGCGTTTAGGATTGTTCCTTAACTGTGCGTTCAATGGTACTAAAACCAATCTGTCGAATATGCCGTTACTATTTTCAAACCATCTAGGTATGGCGTTCGCACTGAACACAAGTTTGGCATAGTTCCTAAATTGAAATGGGTCTTGTCCTTTACGTTCTGCTGTAATACGTTCGCCTGTTGATAGTTTCTTAAAGTTAGATGCATCTTTAATTGATTGTATGGGAATATCATCGCCTGCGTTTAATAATTTGTTGTGTAACTCTGCTAAGTTAAATCGTTCTGACAGTCCTGGTAAACTTACACTCGATACGTTTTCTTCTCCTACAAAGTTAGCCATCATGTTCAGTAATGTTGATTTACCGTTACCACCATTACCAACTAAAAGGAATGACTTGTCTAAGAAGTTTTGTTTAAATAATAGGTAACCGAATATTTCTGTGAACAGTTGAACGATTTCTAGGTCATCATCTGCAATGGTTAATAGCGCTTGGTCTATAATATCTGATTTAGTATCCGGCTCATATGATGCGTTGAACTTGGCTGTAACGACTATATCTGGTGAGTGTGGCACTAAAGTATGGCTAGAAAAATCATATATCCCATTTAAAACTGGAATAAAGAAAGGTGAAGCATGATCCTTAACGGGTGCAATTAATCTGATGTACTCTAATGTTTCTCTTATCTGTGTTTGTTTAAGTGTTGGTATTTCATTAATGATGTGTTGCTTAATCTTCAGTTCATCGTGTATATAAATACCATCATGGTAAATGTGTAAAGTATTATCTAACGTGATGATATGGTATTTTTTTGTGATATACTTTGAAAACTTATGGTGTGCGAATTTTTTATCTTCAAAAAATGCATTGATGTTTTCTTCTATCGCATTGTTTTTAAGTTTCTCCATTAAGGAATGGTCTATTGTCACGCTATGTCCTCCTTCCGTTAGTTATATTGTTGCTCTCTACGTCTTTTTTCTTTTTTCATAATACTGTTAAACGTATTATCTAATTCTTTTTCATCTAAAGGTGGATTATTCCGTTCGTTCCACATCAGTAAAATACTATAAACAAGTTCTGGATCAATGTATCGCCTTAACAAATGACCACATAGTGATGTCGCTGTTGTGTTCCGTTCCCCGTCTCCTACACCATCAAGTAACTTTATCCAATGGTTCGTATCATTTGGTGTGTAGTTGCCACGCTTTTTAGGTACATCGTTCACGTACTTAAGTACAACGTTCGTATCTAGTATTTTTGCATCATGGTATTTAAACACATAAGTACTACCATCATCTGGTACAGTTGGCATATGCATATGTTGTGATAACACAGTTGAAGCATTATCAACTAACACATCATCATCTTCTGGGTTATCTGTGTACGTTTTGTTTTTAAAGCCAATCACTGTGATTAATTTCTCTTGTAATGGTCTGTACTTCTCAGCGGGTATTGGTTCCGTTACAGGTATGATAAGTCTATACTTAGGTGCTTGGTCTGTATGTCTATGACTTGAGTACATGACAAACGCCACACCGAAATGGTCTAGCATGTGTTGATATAAATCAAAGTGAGGTGGACAGTCGTCTAAATCAAAAGTTAAAAGGGTTCTATTCTGGACGTTCGCATTTTCCCTTCTGTTTATAACAGGACCACCTACAAAACCACCAGCACTTGCCTTTGATGCGAAAGTTTTCGGTTGAGATAGTACTCTGATAAAATCTTGATATGACGTTTTCACAAGTTGTGGCTTATCCACTTTGTATAAGTCCTCGAAGTATGTGATTGTAATATCTACGTTATGTTTAAGTGTGATGTCATTTTGTAGGTTGATCATATTAATTAACTCCTTTGAAATTGTTGTGACGTGTAAGTCATGCGTTACATAAACTCATCTGCTAATCTCTTTAATTCTTCTTGCTCTGCATTTAATATCGCTTCATCTAATTCATCATCTCTTGAATTTTCGTATATAAAAGCACTCTCTGATTCGTATCTCTCTTTCAATAAATACTCAATCAGTTCATCCTTGCTTGATATACTTTTAATTTCTTCGCTGATTGGTGGGTTCTTTAATTTTCCTAGACGTATTTGTTCTTTCATTAATTCAGAACGTAAATGAATACCTTGATATATTTTCCAAAATTCATCTGGTTTATTGTAATAAAATCTAAACTCACTTAATATTTTTTGGTCAACAAATTTTTTAGTCATGTTAAAGTTTTTAATATTATCTTCTGTATCAAGTAAGATAATATAACGTTCATCGTAGTCCATGATATAGATTGGTTTTTCAAGTTGTAATTTTAAGTGTTGTAAGTATTCGTTGATTGAGTTCATCTCCTCACTCCCTAACTGCATTTATCACTAACGCAATGATTATAACTGCGAATAGTATTAATCCGAATGTCAATGTCTACCAACTCCTGTGAACCACGGTTCGTTATCCTTGTAGGCTTGTGTATCTTCATAATCGATTGGTGCCTCCACTTCATCTTGCACACTCGCATACTTATATGATCGTTTGATAAATGTGTATAGTGCTAGAAGTGATATTGTTAATGTGATTAAATAAAATTTCATCGGTAGTCCTCCTTATCGTATTCAACTCTCGATGGCACTTTATCGTTAAATTGAATTGCAGTTCCGTCAGATAATTCAATATGAATACTATCAAAAACATAGTGTATATTATTTACAATTACATCTTTGGGTACGTCATGTCCTTCTGGTTCTTTATCTATTTCATATTTTTCAGTGTTATATGGTAATTGAACTGAATAAGATTTAATTTTTCTCATAATTTATTCCTCCCCTAGTAAGTGTGGATGTTCAAATTTGTTGCCTATGATTTCTGCACCACTTAATATAGCCATTTTTACAATTAATCGTTTTTCTCCTGCTCTCACTATCCATGCGCCATCATACATTTCAACAACACGATATTCATCTCTATACTTCAAGATATCCCCCTCATAAATTTCCTTACCGTTCTTGTCGAATAGTCCTGTTGATTGTAGTAGTTCCATATCTTCAAAGTAATACCTTTTTTCAATAATTAACTCACCGAATGTATCTCTCGCTTCTTCTTCGAACGGTAAACCAATAATATAATCAAATTCTAAATCAATACTCAACACCCTTAACATAACGCCTGTTTCATTATCTATTGCCTTATATCTAGGTATCATCTACTCACTCCCTATTCAGTATTTCTCGTACCTTATCTAAAATATCTGGTTGGCTTTCGCCACCCTTAATATCCACTTGATCCAAAACCGTTTGTCCCTCTTTCGCTTTCACTTTCAAACTCCTCTACAACATTTACTTCTGGTGTAACGATTGGTACGATAACCAACTGTGCTATTTTGTCGCCTTTGTTGATTTTGTATACTTTTCTTGCAGTTTCTCTATCATCTACAAAATTTCCACCTATATCTAAAATCGACACTAAATTTTCGTCTAAATCTTCATACAAAACTGTTACTCCGTCATGTTCCATATCATTCTTAATATTCACTTTCATATGACCGTTATATCCTGCATCTATCTTGCCTGTTTCAACGACCAAATGTGTCTTACTACTTACACCACTTCTGCTAGTTAATAGCCCTACATAACCTTCTGGTATATCGACTGCTATATCCGTAGCAAGTAGTCTCTTCTCTTGTGGCTCAATAACTACTGTTTCTGCTGCGTATATATCAAGTCCTGCACTCACACCGTATGCCCTAGTTGGTGTTGTTGCGTTATCTGATAGTAATTTGATGTCTAGGTTGTTCATGTTATTTGTCCTCACTTTCATCTAACTCAATTTCTTTCAAGTTATATTCTTTCATTGTTATTTCTTCCAACGCTTCATGGTTACTTTGCTCAGAAGTCTTGAAATATACTACTTGGTTTTCTTTATCAAACAATGGACTGATCGAACCATATCGGAACAAATCTCTTAACGTAAATACATAACTCATTCTTGGATAACTTCCTTTTACACTTAGTCCTTGTTGCTTTCTATATTCTTGCCAATCGCTTATTAACTCTTTAGATTCTTTATTTCGTTTGTTTAGTCTATTATTCGTCTTGTTTACAAGATTTTTAAGGTGTGGATTATCACGAAGAATGTCATCTGTAAAATCGGGTATTTCGTCAAAAACATTAAACGTACCATCTTCAGGCATTTCGAACTTACTTTTCAACCAATCTAATACTGCAGTTTCATGCTTACGCATTTTGTGTAATAACCTTAAAATCTCGAATGATTTTTGTTCATTTGCTTTATAGTAATAACTCATTTATTTGTCCTCCCTATTCATGTCATGTAACAAATTGCTAAATTCTTTTGTGCCATCTAGTTGGTCCATTTGCTTTAGTACTTTTTCATAAGCTGACAATACTCCTCTTTCTGCATCTCCATTAGAAACATCTGCTTCATGGTCAACTGCAGGGTACTCTCCTAACATAGCGTCCTTTAGGGTATTCCATGCCTCTCTATACTCTCTATCCTTCATGAGTGTCACCCTCTATCTCATCAATGAAATGTACTAATCTGAAATATCTATGTTCACTTGGATTATTTAATGCTTTGTCTTTGATGTGTTCGGTTAGGTTGGTGTAATTGTTGCTAATTACTCGTAGATCACTTATAGTTTTGTCTTTTAATTTATTAACTCGACCTAACTCATCATTACACTGAATATGCATTCTAAGTTCTTCCCTCAACTTCTCCACATCTTTGATAAGTGAGTCACGTTCACGCTTATACTTAATACTTTCTGCTACTGCTTCTTTTAATCCAGCTGTTAATTTGTTGTGCGCTGTTCTATACTGATCGAGTTGTTTTTCGGTTTTGATAATTCGTTCACCTAATTCAGTTAATGTGTTCATCACTCCACCACTCCTTTATATACATTTAAGAAATATATACGTTAATAAATTTAATATGAACCCTAAAGCAATGAGATATGAAATGTCTTTTTTCATTACTCAATCAACCCTTTTTCACGAGTCCAAATTAGTGTCATTGTTAGGTCGTCGTTCGGTACATAAAAAGCTTCTACATCATTAAAAGTGATATGTTTAAAACTGTTTATACTTCCTTTTTTCCATAAGCCATAATGCCCTTTTACGGTTCTAGTTACCAACTCTGGTAAGACCGTATCCTCTGTGATTTCTTCTTCAATCTCTATTTCAAGAATATCTTTACTAATTGGTATCGTTTTGTTATTGTTTGGTTCTAATTTTATATTTTGCTCATATTTTTCTTCGCCTCTATAACTTGCAGTAATTTCAATAATCTCTGCATTATCTATTAAAAATTGTGCATATTCTTTTTTATTCATTCGCTTTTTCGTTTTTATTGTTGGCATGTTTTAGTCCTCCTAAAATGTCGGATATGCTCATTTGCATTTCTAATTCTTTCTCTAACTTCAAATCGTGTGCTGCTTTGAATTGTCTTAACTCACTATCAGTTAATTTATGTTCTTGATTTACAAAACGCGTATGTGTCATACCTAGTAAAGTGTTGATTTCTTTACCAGGTATCACTGTAAACATCTTTTTGCCTTCTGAATTGTATAGATCATATTTGTTAAGTAGGCTCATTTAATCACTCCGAACTCTTCAATTTACGACCACACATTGGACAATAGTTAATATCTACATGCGCACAAACTTCTCCACGGTCTAACAACATTAATTTATGTTTTCTAAACTTTGCGCCTTTATATCCTTTACCTACTCTTAGTGTGTAATCTAAATGATGGTCTGTAATAAAACTTTTAAGCTTTCTTAGTCTTATATATCTACGTCCGTGTGCAGGTTCACATACTTTGCAATCTTTATCATTTTGATGTGGTGTTGGTACTTCGTTATACATATCATTTATATAACTAATAACTGGTTCTTCTGTATCTTCTTCGTCTGTTGCTAGGGTGTAGTAGTCTTCATTTCCAAAACCACCTCTATGTGATGCTAAAACTGCTCTACGTGAATACTCTTTTAAAGAACAATCGATTAAACGAAGCACACCATCTTTACTTGTTTTTTCTAAAGTTGCGAAAAAATCTACATCTTCCCAATCTAACCTTTTAACGTGTACTCTATCGCCTGCTTTGAATTCCATTAGCACTCAACCTTTCTTTTAGGGAATATATCGTTCTCCCACAAATGTTTACAATATTCTCCACGTACAGTTTTTTGTGGATATTTCTCTAACCACGGTTTAGGTTTATCATTCTTATAAACTCTTTCTTTGAAATTAAGTTCCACTGTTTTTTTATAAGCAGTTCTTTCCATACCAACGAAGTGTTTGTTTGGTGGATGAGATAAAGCAACTTCTCTTGGATATCCTCTACTAATTCTCAAATGAAACATCTTCTTGGTTACACCATTCTTTTTCATAATGTTTAGTTCTTCGGTTGTAAATAACTGACGTTTATGTGTTGGTGTATTGACTGCCTGCGATACTGACCAACCTCTATTTATTCGTCCTAAAAATGCGCTGTATGATACACCATTAGCTTTTGCCTCTGCTATATCTTCTTTAGTATATTTAGATATTCTTTCGATTTTTGGTGCGTATTTAACCATATCGTTTTCCCTCCACAATCTCATATAGTTCATGGTCGTCCAGTTCAATTCTGTGAGTATCTAAAAATTCAGTAGGACAACACTTTGCTAAAGTATCTAATTTCATTTTTGCTTCTTCTTCGTCGCTTGCGTCCACATCTATAGTTGCATAAGTGATATACTTTGCTTTTACTATCACTTTCATGTGATCACTCCTCATTTTTGATATAAAGATAGCGCTAGACTTATATATTGCTAGCGCTTTAAATTGTTAGTCGAATGGCAAATCATCATCAGACACATCTACTGAATTATTAGCAAATGGGTTTGGTTCAGCTTTGTTACTTTCTTTTTTGCTATCTAATAAATCGATAGTTACAACATTTATTTGTGGTTGCTTGAATTTGTGACCATCTTTTTTGTAAGTGTTAATATCTAATGAACCTGTTACTCCGACTTGTGAACCTTTATTCGTAAATTTTTCAACCACTGATACTAAGTTTTCGTTGAAAATAATACAGTCAATAAAATTCACTTCATCATTGAACTTGTTTATTGCTATAGTGAACTTTGCGAATTTTTTACCTTTTTGAGTTTCTTTAATATCTGGTTCTCTTACTAATCTTCCAATGCCTGCGAATGTATTCATTTTATTTACCGTCCTTTTGTTTTTTATTTATTGCTTTTTCTAATCTAGTAATTGCGTTGATCACGTCTTCTTCTGATAAGACAGAAGTGTTTGAAACACCCATTTTACTTTTCATTTCAGATGTATCTATTTTGTATAGTTCGGCTGCTTTATCACTTAATTGATTGAGTTCATTCAACTGTTCATTAGTTGGTTTAGCTTTCGGCGAATAAGTTTCTTTCTTTTGTTTCGCATCTGCATCATCTTCATCAGTCGGAATATTGAACTGTTTCATTAACAAATATCTTTCTGAATAAGTTAGTGCTGTACCTAATGCTTTACTGGCATCATCTTGATGACCTATTGCATAGAATGGTATTTCAAATCTATCTGTAGGGTTATCTGCATCTATCCACGTATAAATCAAATCTAATGACACTAAAATATTTGGTTTCTTTTGTCCTTTAACTAGAACCTCTATTTCTTCGTATCTTGCATTTTTAATATGTGGAATAAACAACAAGTTATGTTCAGTCATTTTATTTCTAATTCTGTGTAATACTTGTGAGCCACTAACATAACTGTAGTTATAACCCTTAGTGTCTTTTGTAAAGCCTTCTATATTTGCTTTAACATCTGCTATTTTTTGAAATAAATTCAACTTTTTTTGTTCACTGTTGTCACTCATGTGGTACCTCCTTATATTCAGTTGTTTCTGTTACTATTTTCATAATTGCGATATGATCACTCATATCTATACTTGCGTTGTCTAAACCATCAAACTGTCTAGCACGCCCAAAATCAGTTGAGTAACTAATATGTGGTGCGTTTTCTGATGGTTTATTGGTTATATAAATATCAATCAACTTGTGTTTGATGATATAAGTGGTTATTTGTGCCAATTACTCCACCTCGTTTACATACTCACTGAACAATTCATCAGTGAAATCTTTTTTATTTTTCAATGCTTGATAGACTTTCATATCAATCGTGCCTTTAACTTTTAACTCATATACTGTTAGTCGTTTCTTCATACCAACACGTTGCGCTCGTCCAAGTGCTTGTGTGTAATCTTGATAACTGTATGTTGGTGTATACATCACACAAAGTGAGTTGTACTGTAATTCAATACCAGCACCACCAGCTTGATATTGGACAATGGTTACACTGTTTTGTAACGTGTCCCAATCTTTCTTGTTCGGTAGTACCTTCTGTTGACCACTTACTTCAAATACGGTCTTGCCTAACTTCTCTGCTAACTTCACCATTTCATCTTTCTCTTTTGTGAAGTGGTAGAAAATCAATACATTCTCTTTCGTACCGTCTAGTAACATTTCAAGCCAATTTAGCTTTGCTTGTTGATTACCGTAGTATCTAAGACCTGCTTGTAATCTAGGTTGTGTGTCGTATTGGATAATGGTCTGTGTATCTAAATCGATTAATGCTCTATCTTTTAATATTTTTTTATATTCTGTAGACTTAGGTAGCTTGATTTCTTCAAACTGCATTTCTGGTAAGTCGTGAAAATAATCTGTATCTCTACTCACACTGAATGAGTCAAACCATTTCTTTAAAGTATGTTCATTGATATATCCTGTTATGACTGGATACTGTTTACCATCTTTACGCTGTTTCATTTCTTTGACTGCAAACTCACGTTCAAATTGGGTTTTGTTTTTGACGTATCCGTTGATGATGAAATAGTTGATACAATCACCCCAACCATTACTTGCTGGCGTTGCCGATAACATGCACCAACCCGTACTCACATCAATTAACTTACGTGCATATTTACCTTGATTACTAGTAGGATTTTTGATGCCCTGACATTCATCAAATATGACGTAGTAACCTTTGTACTGTTTCCATACGTCCTTTTGCCTTAACTTGCCGTAACTCAACATTTCGTAAGGTATATCAATGTTGTATCTCGTATTCACGAACTCAATTTCGTGTGACCATCCACCTTCTAAAATCTTGGCAGGTGGTGCAACGATCAATAGTTTTTCGCCTTCGTTGTACTTAAGATAATGATGTAGAGATAATAATGTCTTTCCACTAGATGTCCCTAAAGCCATTAATGTGTTCTTCGGTAATCCTTTGAGTACTTCTACTTGCGTAGGTTTCAGGATTAGGTTTGTAGATACCATGCTCACTAAGTCTTTGTTTAACTTCATCGAGTGACTTTGCGACAATGCCTATACCTCCAGACATGTTTATTTTTATTAAATTGATAATTTGGTTTGTGCTTAATTCACCTTTGCCATCTGGTCTTTTAACTTCGATTGCTACAAAGTGACCAAAATAACTACATAGGATATCGGGTATACCAGACTTTTGGAACTGCGAACCTCCGTGAATTTTATAAACCACTGTGTGATAAGGTGGTCCGTCTTTACCGTTGTATGACTCTAACCATTTGATAATGGCTAGTTCTACTTTCTTCTCTGGTCCAGCCATTAGAACGTCACCTTTACATTAGTCGGTCTGTCATATCTTTCAGGTTCTAACATAAAGCAGTAATTCATTCTATTTTTGAACTCTCGTTTACCTTCTTTATCGAGCATAATTTGACCACGTTCAGTACCGTTCAAGAAATCGATTGAGTATTTCATTGTCATATCGCTAAAATAATTCTCGACTTTGAAATCGAATGTTATACCGTTAATGTGTAAATATTGGAATATCTCATTGTCGATTTGGTGTAAGATATTCAATGGATGTGTGTCATGCATACTTGTCATCCTTTCTATTAAGTTGTATAATTTTGGTAAGTTAATTTTTAATTTGTGTGAACTCCTTCTGTCTGCAAACAGTTGGAGTTTTTAAATTGTTAATTTAAAGTTGGTTTTCGTAAAATACTTAACTAAAAACTTTTGTTTATTCATCGCTTTATGACGAGAAACTATGGAAGACAATCTGTATAATTTGTTTTCGATTAATACATGTGGTTCATCAAACCAATGGATGATCGGGTAATTTTCGTTGGTATAAAAGTTTGATACTTCTCCAACTTGTTTACATAACTCAGTTTTAAATTCAATTTTTTTATCATTATCATGATTTATGGAAATTATATTCATTTACTCTTCCTCCACTTCTTTTACCAAGTCCCACATTTCAAACAACATCACTGTTAATAACCAGAACAGGAATGAATGTTCAAATGGTGTAACACTAAATGCTGCAATGATGAAGAACTCTAGTACTAAGAACATTGTTAATGTGATGTATTTCATTTGACCGCCTCCTCAAATATCTCTTTAAAGTTGTCTTCTAAAAACTTTCGCATTTCAGAACCAATGAAACGATATTGATCATTACTATTGATTGGATAATGCGCAAACTTCTCAATTTCTTTTCTAAATTTAGGTACTTTTAAAATGTTGTCTTTAACCCAATTTCTAGTACGCCCCGTTTCATTCATTAAGTCCTCCATGCTCCACCATGTTTTTGTATACATAATTCATCAACTCCTTAAATTTCAATTTGTGACGCTTTTAAATCTTTAATATGTTGAATTGCCATATCTACATCTTTACGCTTGATGTGATTGTTAGGTGCGTTACCTTTCATGCCAAGTTGCTTTTTAGTAGCAACCAGTATCTTGCTTTTAAACTTACCTATGTCACGTCTTCGCTGTTCTTTGGCCTTTTTGCTAGCCAATGCTTGCTCGTAGATGTTTTGGTTATCATCGATTAAAGTTTCTAAAGTGATCTGCATACCTAATTTGTCTAAGAACTTCTCAGCTTGTACTTTAGTTGCATATTGGATAGCATCTAAATCTTGTGGTGTTACATACTCGCCTTCGATTTTCTTATCGATTGTTTCAAGTTGATTTGACTGTGCTTTGTTGTTTTCGTTAATCATCGCAACTTGTTCTGCTAGATAATGAATAACTTGTGGGTTATCTACAATTTCTTGTACTAAACTGTTTGTCATATAAAAGCCTTGTTTTCTAATTTGCGGTAGAACTTCAGATGTTACCCAACGTTTAAATCGTTTAGCTGAATCTAACTTTGATGAAAAGATTAAACTGTATAAACCTGATTCGTTTACTGCTGTAAGACCTCTATTTGGTAAATTTTCTAAAGTCGTGTTTCGCGACGTTAGGTTTTTCTTATCCTCATCGTCAACATGTCTATTCAATGCATCACGAGTATTTGTGTATCCCAAAACTTCTGCTACATCTTTTCCTACAAAATACGGTTCTTCATTTACAACTACAGTTCTAACTTCATTTGAATCAAAATTGAAAATTTGTAATTCGTTCAATTTACTTCCTCCTTTAAATCCCCTAAAAGTTATATAAAGTTATAAAAAGTGCAAAAAAAATTAAACTTTAATTTGGTCAATTTCAATTTCATACAATTTAGCTAATGCATACAGTGCCAAATTACTAAGTTCAGTTTCTTCTTTTTCCCACCTTATAACTGTTTTAGGATTGACTCCTAGTCTGTCTGCTACTTCGGCTTGTGTCATTTTTCTTATTTGACGCCAATTTTTCACTGGTAACTGCTCAATCATTTTTATCACCTCGCTTGCATTTATAACTTTATATTACTTAACAACACATGTCAACGCAAAAGTTATATTTTTTCGTAAAAAGTTATATAAAGTATTGTAAGGTAATGTGTAATGTGGTAAGTTAATATTACATTAAGTAATATTAAAGGAGATAAAAGCCATGAATGAAAATAATGCAAGAAAAATTTTGTCTAGAAACTTACAACGTTTAATGAATCAACATAATATCGACCAAAAAGAACTTGCTGAAGCTATTGGTGTTAGTCAACCTACTGTTTCTAATTGGATTCAACAAACTAAATATCCAAGAATAAAGAAAATACAACAGTTAGCAGACTATTTTAATGTACCTAAATCTACGTTAATTGAAGATAAGGACAACTATACCACTCCAAAAACTACTGCCTTCCATCTAGACGGAAAAGATTTAACTAAAGAAGAATTAGAAGATGTACAAAAGTATATTGATTTTATAAGAGAAAAACGTAATAAGTAAGCAAAGGGGTTATTATATGGGTAAATTAGAAGAAATTTTATTAGAATATGATGATAAACTTATTATAGAAGAAGGCGACCTAGAACACGGATTAAATGGAGTTTATCAAGATGGTTTGATTATTATTAATAGAAATATAAGTATACCCAAAAAACTCGAAACATTTGCTGAAGAATTAGCGCATCATAAAATCACATACGGTGACATTACAGATCAAGAAATTTTAATGAATAAAAAGTACGAAATTAAAGCACGTAGATATGGTTACGAATTAATTATCTCTTTAGACGGAATAATTTCTGCCTATCAGCATGGTGTACATAATCTTTATGAAATGGCAAAATTCTTTGAAGTTACTGAGGAATATATTGAAATGACATTAAAGCATTATAAAGCTAAGTACGGCATATCCACCTATCATAAAGGTTACGTAATTAAATTTGAACCTTTACAGGTGTTTAAACATATAGAGTTTAATTAGCCTACCTCACACTTCGTGAGGTTTTCTTATAAGGAGGATTTCAATGAAAATATTAAAATTTACAGATACACATATTTATATTTTAACTGATGCTGGTCATCAATTGAAATTAATCAATCCTGGTCATAAAAGAAAAAGCGAAGTATATAAATGGCTAGAGATGGTTGCATCTGATTATGACAAAATGATTGAAGATAATAAATAGTGTTTCAAGGGGGTACGGCTAATGATATCAGGAGATAAAATAAGGAAAAGAAGAAAAGAATTAAAAATTCGTCCTGACCATTTAGCTAAGAAATTAAATAAGTCTGTTCATACAATATACAGATATGAAAGAACTGATCCACTAATTCTACCAGAATATGTAATTGAAGTTTTAGCTGATGAACTTCAAGTACCTACTACTTTTTTTACAGAATCCGAAGAATATAAAAATAGAGTTGTTAAAACAAATATATCTCAAAAATTATATTTTGAACTTTTACATGAACTAGAAGATTGTAATCAAAAAGAAGTAAAAAAGTTAATCAGTTATATCAAATTCATAAAAAAACATCGCAATATTTAAAATTTCATAAACCTCACAAACAGTGAGGTTTTCTTTTAAGGAGTGATATATATGGCTATAAAAAAATACGGTAGTGGAAATTGGGGATATTATTTCGGTCATGAAGGAAAACGATATAGAAAACAGGGCTTTGCTACAAAACGTGAAGCAGTCGAAGCAGAAACTAAAGCAAAAAATGATTTAATAGACGGTTTTCAATTCGATAACAATATAACTTTATATGATTATTTCAAACAATGGTCAGAAACTTATAAAGAACCAATTGTTAGTGAAAGAACTTATGTTTCATACACAACAATTATGAACCACTTAAAAAACCATTCTATAGGTAATACACCTTTAAAAGACATCACTAAATTGATGTATCAAAAATTTATAAATGAATTTGCTAAAACACATACAGACGAATCAGTTAGAAAATTAAATGGAAAGATAAGAAGTTCTATAGATGATGCTATATATGAAGGTATTCTCAAAAAGAATTTCACTTATAAAATTAAATATGTCGGAAAAAACGAATCGCAGCAAGAGGAAGATAAATATATTACATTGAAACAATATTCTGATCTAAAGAAAGAGTTGAAAACAAAATACACTGACTCATCATTAGTATTATTCATTATGGTCGTTACAGGTTGTAGAATATCTGGCGCTATTAATTTGAAGTATGAATACTTAGATAGATTTAAACGAACTATTTATATTAATGAACAGAAAACAACAACATCACCTAGAACTGTTGAAGTATCAAAACAAGACATGGACCATATTTATAAAGTATTAGAACAAAGACCGGTTGCAATGGATGGATATGTATTTAGTAATGGTATTAGTACCAATGCAGTAAACAAAGCTTTAAAAGGATATTGTGACCTATTAGGTATCAAACAAATAACTACTCATGCAATTAGACATACACATTGTTCTTATCTATTATCAAAAAATGTTTCGATACATTATATCTCGAAAAGATTAGGTCATAAAAATATAAAAGTAACACTAGAAGTATACTCACATTTACTTGAAGAAAGTTTCGAAGAAGAGAATAAAAAAGCAATAAAAGCTTTATCAATTTTATAA